TGCGCGCTTGCGTTACTTCTTCGTTGTCGCGTGCTGCTTCGATTAAGTCGATTGCGATTTGGTCAAGATCAACCATGATATTTCTCCATGATATGGCGCGCCCGGAAGGATTCGAACCCTCGACCTAGTGATTAGAAGTCACTTGCTCTGTCCAGTTGAGCTACGGGCGCATGTTCCTATTTATCAGATTGCGACCAGCGGTCGTTTGCCGGCGTTCGAAAGTTTTTCAGCCCAGAACGCTTCGTAAAGCGATTGTTCGGTGCGAAACGTCTGGCCGGTCTTGGCCGCCCATTCCATGGCGTCTCGCATGACCATCTGTTCAAACTCGCTCATCATTTGCTTTCACCTCCAGGTAAACCAGTTGTGGTTGTTTATACAGGAGTGTTGTCGTCATGGCAAGCATTGTTGCGACCAACAGCATGTTTTTCTCCTCGCTAACATGGTTTTGAATGCTAACACAGGCGATGTTACCATGCAGAACGATGTTAGTGAGCAGTTTATTGACTTGCTCAGGTCGTTGCTACACTCTATGGGCAGTTTTCGAACCTACCCAGGTTCCAAACCAAATCTCAATCTAACTATCTATCTACACCCTCTTAGGGCGAGTCTCGAGCGTTCATTATTTCTCTCCTAACACACTCAGTTATGCCGGATCAACCGAAGAGGTACCACCCGGCGGCGAACCAGAAAAGGAACAGGACAAGAACCCGGTTCCAAGAAGTCGTTCGTCGGACACCTGTGATGCGAGCGCGAAGCTCTTCAAGGTCTTTCTCTGCCTGCGATTTCAGAAGCGGTTCTGCCATCGCGATCAGAAAGATCAGACTTGTCAAGACGAACACCCCCCAGGCTACGATGGTGGTGAACATGTTTTTCTCCTTACTTCAGGTAGTGGGGGCCAGTACAGGCGATGCTGTAGCCGCCGTCAAGGACGTTGCCGCGAGCGGCGTTGCGGGCGGGAGCGGCCCACGAAGCGGCCTTGAGAATGTCGCCCTTGCGAAACTTCTTGTCTTTGTCGGTGTTGACGACAAAACCCCAGACCGAACCGCCTTTGACGATCTTGATGTATTTCTGACCGACGGAGTAGCTGATGCTCTCGTTGAATTCTTCGATCAGCTGGAGGATTTCATCGATCATTTTTGTCTCTCTTTCTGTCTCGTTACAAGTCTAATATAAGCGATTCGGGAGAGATTGCAAGCGCCTTTCGGCGCTTTTTTCAAACTTTTTTCAGAAGCCCGGGGGCGACGCGCCACTTGACGTTGCCGACCATGACGGCGACGGACTTCGTGTTGACCTTGACGACTTCGCCGGTCGCGAGGCCGCCCCGACGCGGACCGCGATCAAACTGGACCATATCGCCCCGACGGAAAGTAACCGCCGTCTGTTTCGCGAGATAGTCGCGTTGGTCTTTGATTGCCTGGATGACCGTGTTCAGATCATCGTTGTTCATGTTGCGAATCAGAGCGACGACAGCATTCAGATCGTTGACTTTCATAATGTAACCTCTTTCGTTTCTCACAACTCTAATATAGTTGATTCGTCCGAGGTGTCAACCAGCTCCATAAAGATTGTGGAGATATTTGGCGTATTCTTCAACCTTCGACCAGGGTATGAGACCCATTTCGTGCGCTTGTAACGCCTTATCGTAACATTCATCATATGCCTCCTTATAAATAGATCGTTAGTCGCGGTGCGCCAACACCCACTAACTCTAGACAACCTGAGGAGGTTATTATGTCCAGCGAGACTATTTATCTTTATCTGAAAACACACAACAAGACCGGCTTGAAGTATCTTGGCAAGACGGTTCAAGACCCCTATGATTATAGAGGGTCTGGTAAATTGTGGCGCCGCCACATACAGAAACACGGTTACGATGTAAAGACCGAGGTGTTATTAGAGACCACAGACGAAAACGCGATTCGCGAAAAGGGTCTGTATTACAGTCACCTATGGAACATCGTAGAATCCGACAATTTCGCGAATCTGAACCTGAGATGGGAGATGGCGGCGCTTGTATCGTCACAGAAGAACACAGAAGAAAACAGTCGGAAAGTATCAAAAAATTCTGGGAATCGTTTGATTCCACCGAACGTGATGCCAAAATTTCTGCGACACTCAAAGGTCGCGTGATCGGTTGTAACAAGAAAAAGTCAGAGGCCGCCAAGAGACGAAAAAGACAGGCTTGGACGGGCAAGAAAAGACCTATCGTAACTTGCCCGCATTGTGGCAAAGAAGGCGCTGACTTTATTATGAGAAGATGGCATTTCGCTAATTGTCGCCACGCAAAGAGTTCACATGGGACGCGTGTATCTTGACCTGGATTATACGGTTGTAGTAGTCGTCGCGGAGAAGCACGCGACGTTCGACCTGTTCTACCAGTTCCAGATACGACATGACGCCCTTGGTCTTACACAGATGTAAGATTTCACGATGGAAAATTTCGCCGCCGTGTTCTTCAACGATTGCTTGAGTTTCTTCGGATGATCCGTAGTAAGTTTGCCAGTCTGACTCTACGATCTTGGTGCGTCTGCGCTTCTGACCCTTTAGAGGCGGTAACTTTCGAGTTGACCGAAACAATTTCTTGCCGACATATTTCATGCCGTTCTGCTTGTTTGTGATGATGTAGACGAAACCGATGTTGTCACCAATCATGTCACTGGTGAATTCTTTACCTTCATAGTACCACATAGAAAAATACCCTCCTTGCGGAGGGTATTTATTCAGACTTCGATATACACGTCCATGCCGTGCATTTGTTCTGGTAGTTTCTTCATCTTGGACAGATCAACGTCTTTTCGATCTTTGACCGTGGCGAATGTGCCGCCGCAAGAGTTTTCAGCCAAGATTACGATTTTACCTTGTTTGCTCATTCGTCATCCTCTAGATCATAGTCATATTCTTCGTCGCGATACCCGTTCCACTCGCCCTGCGGAAGTGATTCTCCGCAGGACGGGCAGAACAGAATATCAAACTCGGTTTCGATGTAAAACTCAGCTTCACAGTGAGAACATACGATTTCTGTTGTCGTCATATGCGCTCCTTAGAAAGTGATTTCACATGAGTTGCCGTGGCAAGCAACCGCGCCCATTGTGTCAACGTCGGTGAATTTCTTCGTCTGAAGCTGAGACACAAAGTCGATTGGTTGCAGGTTCTGCTGAATCTTGGTCCACTTGTGAAGGTAGTAAACGTCCTTGAGGCAGTATTCGGCCTCTTTCATGTCACCTTCAAAGTAGTTGTCAGCAAACTTGCGGAAGCGACGAATCCAGTCTGCTCTCAGGTCAGACAATTCACCACGGTGCTCGTCGGGTTGTTGTGCGATGAACGTAGCATCCCAGAGGTTGTTGAAACCCTTAGTCGTGTCAACGATTAGACCAGAAGCGAACAACGATGCAACGCCGTAGCGGGCCACGATTTGTTCTTCCGTCAAGACTTGTGCAAAAGGTGCTTGCGTGAAGTCCTTATCACCCGAGTCTGGCAAGAACGAAACGCCTGCAAAGTACCAACGGTTCTCGTAAAGGTAATCTTCGATCTTCGTCCAATCGCGCTGTGGCACAGTCACGGTGTTGGAGACGTTATGGCGAACCGTCGGGTCTGCGCACAGTTCTTCATTCGTGCCTGCTTCCACCCAGTTCTGTTGAACAAGTTTCACCTTTTCGAGGAAGTCGGTGACCTTCGCTTCGTTCTTATAGATAGAACCTTCCTTGGAGATAACAGGGAACGCGATGGAGTAATCAGTCTTGCCGGACGACCAAACCGATTCTTCGACCATGTAAGGATTGGTGTCTGCAATCAACTGAGCAACTTCGGATTCCTTGTTCATCTGGACGTGACGTAGGTAACGCGGCGAGTGTTCAGCGTGAATACCAGAAGCGGTCATAAGCAGAACAGACGCGTTGCCCGAAGGCTTCACACAGGTCGTGCGAGCAGCAGGATTGATGCCGATCATCGCTACGACTTCACGGTTGACCGCCTTGACAATCTCAGCGCCTTCGCGTTGGATATCCGCGTCAAACAGAACCGACGGGTTGTTCATCCAACCGGTGATAGACACACCAAGAAGCGCTTCGCGTTCGAAGATACGGCGAGACGCGTCCGAGATATACTTGAAGTTGGTGTAACCGGCCTGTAGAGTGCCCATGATTGCAGCAGCGCGACATGCCTTGAAGAATTCTTCACGGCTGACACACTTCGAACCGTTGATTTCGGTCAGGTTACAACCCTGCCAACCGGACACACCGTCGATTTGTGGAAACATGCCGATTTCAACACATGGGTTGGTGGTGTGTTCTTTCGAGTTGACGAAGTAGAAACCTGGTTCGCCAAATTCGCGAATCGACTTCATCAGGTTTGCAAATTGTTCTTTGGTCACTTCGTCGCGAACGACCACAGCAGAGTTGTTGGAACGACCGCGCTGAGGGTTCTTGATGTACCAGTCACCCGTCTTTGCTTCGATCATTTCCTGGTCGTCAACGGAAAACAGGCAGATCGTTGCAGAACGGCGAACACCACCAGCCAGAACCGCATCAGCGAGGAACATCGCGATATCATAAACGTGGATCGGACGTAGACGTGTTTCGCCTGCCAGAACCAGACCTTGCAACAAATGTTCGGCCTTGTCAAGTGCGCGACGGAGAGGTTCAGGACCAGGCGCCTTGAAACCGCCGCTAATCATCGAACCTTTCGGACGAATCTTGTTCAGGTTGAAATAGACCTTACGACCCTCGTATTCTGGGTGGGTGCCACCTCCAACGAAAAAAGACGATAGCAGAACCGAGGCCGCGTCGGCCCAACCTTCAATGCTGTCGTCTGGTGTAAATTCTTTCGCCTGCTTCTTTCTTTCTGCGATATCAGGCAGTTTCGCGACGTGATGCTTCTGAACCGAGAAACCGGCGCCAGCGCCACAAAGCAGAATATAGAACAGTTCGCCAAAGAAGGCGGGGCGGTCTGCATAAGAGCTGGTGCAGTTATACATACGCATCTGGTGCTTCAGCAACTGGTCGCCACCAAACTGGAGGGCGCGCTGTGCGCCGAGGGCGTATTTCAGTTTGTAGAGCGACTCTGCTTCGTCAATCAATCGCGACAATTCAGGTGTCATTTTGTCTTTGTAGTATTCTCGGTGCATGTTCATGACGCGAGAAACAGACTCTTCCCAGGTCTCATATCGGCCTAGTGATTCGTCCCAACGGGAATAGGACTCATAGAATTTGGACTGCGACATAAGACTTTTCGCATCAACGTCCTTTGTCGCGGGTCTGACTAGCTTGAGCATGTATCTACCTCTTTTTGTTATAGTTATTAGACGGCCATCGGTGCTTTGATGGAGTCCATAGGGTTGTAATTTTGCAACACAAAATCGTCCACACTGGCAGACAGAACATCTTGCAGTGAGGTGAAATTTGGCATCTTCAATGTTGGTAGAGCCTTTGGGGTTCGCGTAAGTTGTTCTCTTACTTGGCTCATGTGGTTCCTATATATATGAACGTCGCCTCCGGTCCACACAAAATCTGCGACTTCCAGATCACAAATTTTTGCAAAGATATGTGTGAGGAGGCTGTATGAAGCTATGTTAAAAGGCACACCCAGGAACATATCACAAGAGCGCTGATAGAGTTGACAACTCAGGCGACCGTTTGTAACATCAAACTGTGCGAGTAGGTGACAGGGAGGTAGTGCCATGAGGTGTAATTGTGAAGGATTCCACGCCGTAAGGATGTGTCGTCTAGAATCGGGGGTGTTCTGTAGATCATTAAGAAGTCTTGCAACCTGGTCGACGCCTCCGTAACCTGTCTCGTCCTTGTTGAAACCGCGCCATTGAGCTCCATACACCGGTCCAAGGCCTTTGTAGTAAGCGTCGTTCCGCCAGCCAAGATCGCGCCCTTGCTTGTCGGCGTTGTCTGTCCAAATAGTGCGTTTTCCAACAAGGTCTTTTCGATCTGCTCCATAACGAATTTCTGCAAGTCGTCTTTCATCGGTCGATCCTTCTAGAAACCACAGAAGTTCGGACACGACCGCCTTCCATGCGAGTTTTTTCGTTGTGACTGCGGGGAATCCTTCTCTCAGGTCAAACCGCATCTGGTAACCAAATACCGCGCGGGTGCCTACGCCCGTGCGGTCGTCTTTGTCTGTGCCATTGTCTAGCACATGCTGTAGTGCATCGTGATATTGTCTCATAGGTTCGCTTTCCTTTTCACTTCTCTTAGAACCTCCAGATCAAATTCCTCTTGTAGGATTTTGCCGAGCTCTTGTTCGACCATCTGCTTCTTCCATTCGGCAAATTCTGTCCTAGTCAATTCTCTTTCAGGACACGGCCAAGAAAGATATTCCCAAGGACGGTCTGCCATATTGCATTTGGTGCAATAGAAGTCGTAATGGGAAGAGTCGCTGGATTGCAGAGTATGGCTTTCGTGGATTTCACTCATTTCTTTGTCCTAATCTGAAACGTAATTTCAGGATCACTATCATCAAGATATTCAACATTCGGAAAATGACTGACGATATCATCCTGAACGTAAGTGTCACATTCATATTCTTGATTGAATGTCGTCAGATACAGTTTGTCGGCATAGGGCACGGCCTGCCCATAGATTTCTGCACCGCCCATCACAAACACGTCATGCGGTGGGCTGCCGGGAAAACGATCTTCATCGATGTTGCGAAGGATCACACCCATATCACCATGGCGAGTGTGTGCCCGTTGGATTTGTGTTGACGTGACAACAAAGTTGAAACGATGTTTCAGTGGTTTCGAACCGATGCTTTCCCACGTCTTGCGACCCATCACGACCGCGTGACCGATGGTGCATTTGCGGAACCAGTCCATATCTTTCTTATTTCGCGGCCAAGGTAGTTTGTTCTCGTTACCGATGCCGAAGTTCAAATCGGTTGCCAATATGATGTTAATGCTCATTTCGAAACCATCCTGTGTTGTTGTCGTAATCGTCTTTTGTAATATCACAGTAAGGACCTGCTTCGACCGCTTGGCATACCTCACACATATGTCCTGTTACCTGTTGCATTCCAACACCAATATCAACATATTCTGCATAGGTCGGACCACCACAGTAAGGACATTTGATATCAGGCACAGGTTCGCCGTAATTGTATCCTGTCATTCTTTCGTTGTCTCCAAATAATGTTTCGCAGCCATCAGCACCTGAAAGTCGAACGGGTCCATAGGCAGACCCGAAGGTGTGCCCCAATGTGTGGCGCTTTTCATCATGATATCTGCCTGGTATTCGATACGTTCGAAACCTTCGTGAACAAGACGTTCTAGATGAGCGCGATTGTAGTTTGCAAAGGGTGTTCGTATCACACTTTTCTCCAATGTTTAAGGTTCACATTAACACATGGTATCGTCTGTGTCAAGATTTTTGTTACTAGGTTCGTTGTCAAGATCGTCATTTCTATAAATAGACGTAAAGGAGGACAAAATGACTGACTATTACGTTTACGCATATCTGAGGAAGAACAACTCGAAACACGGAAAAGCAGGAACGCCTTATTATATAGGCAAAGGTAGGAAACAGAGAGCGTATCATCCAGACCACTCGGTGCCTGTTCCAGACAAGAACAGAATCGTTTTCTTAGAAACAGGTTTGACAAATATCGGCGCCATCGCATTGGAAAGACGTATGATAGAATGGTGGGGAAGAATCGACCAAGGCGGATGCCTAAGAAATAGAACCTCAGGCGGAGAGGGTAATGGCGCACCTAAACCTTGGTTGTCAGAATACAATCGTTCGAGAGTCCATCCTTTTTTGGGCAAGAAACGGCCCGATCATTCCTATTTTGTGTCTGAGAAAAACATAGAAATATGGTCGTCATACTCGGAAACCGATAAAGAAGAACGACAAAAGAACATATCAGAAGGTGTGAAGGAATGGGTTAAAAAAAGATCGCGCAAAGACATTTTGCGTTCTGCCGCTTTGTCTGCGAAAAAGAACAAGGGAAAGGGTTGGTGGACAAACGGCAAAGAAACAAAGAAGTCTGTAGAATGTCCGGGTGAAGGATGGGTTAGGGGTCGTAAGATAAACTAAACATTCATTCTACACTTTTTTCCATGTGGCAAGTTCTAGTTTAGCCTGTAGGCCGCGATAAGAGTTTTGGTCAATGATTAGTTGGATATCAGCGGCTTTGAGTCCAGATAAGATGAAGTCGTTTATGTCTTTACCGCGTTCCATCATATGTTGTGGCCAGATACAAACTTTGTAACCATTTTCTACCACTCTCTCCATGCGACGGACTATTTCTTTATTTCTTGGTTCTGCATCAAAGATGAATGTTGCGTTACTTAGGTGATCCAGTCCGTTCGCGTTACCGTCTGCGCCAGCCATCGCAACGGTGTTGTCTAGAAACAACGCATCAATCGGACCTTCGACCACACGGTAAGGTTTCGTGAAGTCGACCTTCTCCAGACCGAAGATTTTCGGCATGTTCTCGTCCAACATGATGGTGATGTATCGTAGTTCGTCTTTCGGATCAAACGCGCGACCCTGGAAACCAAAGAGGTTGCCAGATTTGTCAAGAAATGGTAGAATCAGTCTAGGTTTGTCTTTCTCGGGCATCTTCATCTTGCCCGGAATCAGACTGTTGACCCATGTGACGAATTTTGGAACGTAGTAGAGACGGTAGTGCTCCTTCGTCGGAATCTTGCGTCTCAGAACGTAGTCACGGCCGCCATGACCTGCTGGTAGTTGACTGATCTTGCGAATCTTTCGGAGAGGTGAACCCGTGAGCTGAAACTTTGGCTTCTTCTGTTGTAGAGTGTCAAGAGGCTTCTCGGGCTCTTTCTTCGCATACTTGTTCTCCATGGCCATGTCGATCACATAGTCCTTGGCGAGAGGCGGGTCGATCTGTTCCAGGAATTTGCGCATGGGTAAGGATGCGCCGCAATTGTGACAGTAGAAGATTGCGGCGTTGTCTTTTTCGAGGATCCATCCCCGAGCTTTTCTCTTGGATTTTTGACTGTCACCACAGATCGGACACCGCATGTTCGCGCGGTATGGGCTGTGTGACTTGATAACGAATCGCTGAAGTCGCGTGGATAGGATGCCCGCATACTTTAGATCAATCAGGTTCAAGGGTTCCTCCTGGTCTTTCATCGTGTTAAGAACC